ACCTGTGGCACCTTGCGGTCCTGTCCAACCTGTCGGACCAGTCACACCAGTTGAGCCAGTGGCACCTTGCGGTCCTGTGCTGCCTGTTGGGCCAGTTGGTCCTTGTGCACCAGTTGGACCTGTTGGCCCAATAACGTTACCACAGTCTACTGTGTTGCCTAGTGTGTCAGTTAAAATTAAATGACCAGAACCATTGATTGTTGCAGACACAAACCCAGGGATTGGCCCTGTTGTTGATGTTGTGCCGTCACTGTAATAAAAAATCAAATCATAAGTGATTTGGTCTAGTACGACGTTTGTAATCAACTTACCTGGCATCGCAGCGTTAGCAATCTGTGAAACAGACGCCTGCTTTGTAACACCGTTTTGTACTACAACAGTCTGCTCACTGCCTGTTAGGGTTAGAGCTACTGGCAGTTGGGTTATTGATTTATTCGCCATTTTTTATTATAAGTATGTAAATGCGCCGTGAGATGTTGCAGTGCCATATGTTGACAATACTGATACATCAACTAAACCAGTAACAGCGTAAGCTGGACTAGTCGCGGTAATTTGTCCTGGGTTGTTTACTGTAAATGAAGCAACAACGCCACCAAATTTTACTGTTGCAATATTAACAAAATTTGCACCAGTGATTGTTACTGTTGTTCCACCGGCCTGTGGTCCTGATGATGGCGATACAGTGTAAATGTATGGCATCGTTGGAGAAGGACCGATTTGGTAAGAACTATTTAAGTTAATGACACCTTGCGCGCCCGCTGCAGGAGGAACACCATCAATGAAGAAGTTGTCGTACTGAGTTAATTGGTTTGGGTCGCCTTGTGTGTCTAATAGATTTGGACCTGTCGCGATAGATACGTCTGGTCTTGGGAAACGCAACGCAATATTTTCTGTCTGCAGCGCTGGTAATCTCCAAGGGTCGTACTGGTCTAAATCCTCTTTGCAGACTCTCATACCCGGAAAATTTGGGTCCGGGTAGAGGTCGACGTATGCCATCTTTCTGTTGCATCGGTCGCAAATTGCAACCGACAGAACAGAATTTCCTCGTGTGTCGAGGTAGACAGACATGTTAGCCCTTTACACCAGACTGGATAACAGTCAAAGTGTCGCCAGATGAACCGCCGCTTAAACGAATAGCTCTAAATGGTTGTCCCAATGAAGTTGAACCGTTTGGTGCTGTTGTTGGCGCAGTAATCCAGGTAAAAGTGGCTGTTGTGTAATCACCATTCACAACTGGGTATGGGTCTGTTACAGATACTTCAACAGTGCCAGTTCCAGTTTTAGAATAGGTAACACTAAAAGGGTTTTGATATTGGTCGAGAATAACTGGAGCCGTAGCCCCAGTTACGTCAGCCGTCACAGTTACTTGACGCATGGTTAGCTCCTAATTAGCTGTTTGTGTAGCCAGAACCGTATGGTGTAATAGAACCGTCAGCGTTACGTGCTGTGTAGTTTACAGAGAATGTGCCAGCCAATGTGCCAGTAAGTACTGTAATTGCAGTAGCAGTAAATGTTAGAGTTGCGTCTAATGTACCAATGTTGTTCCAGATTGCTGCCAAAGCTGCAGTAGCTGGAGCTGTCAATGTAAACTTACCACCAGTTGTATCTGGAGTGAATGTACCAAGAGTTGTAGTTGTCAAAGAACCATCAACTGGGCTTGTTTGAACGATTGCTACAGTGATAACACCACCAGTTAAAGTCGCTGGTGCAGATGTTTCCAAGAAATCAATGCTTTCGATGATTGAACCAGCTGGTAACACGAATGGTACAGCTGTTGTAGAGCCTACATCAAATGTTGGGATTGCACCAGCTGCACGAGTTGCAGTGATAGGTGCGAAGAATTGTTGTTGTGATAAACGGGCTGCGCCAGTGTTATCTGGAGCAATTGTGCCGTCGTTTGTTGGGTTATTGCGCTTAAATACGCGAATTGGGCTTGTAAATGTGCTTGACATGTTAATTTTCCATTTCTTAGTGGGTACCCCAAGCTGTCTCTAAGTCGTCTCACCGGGAAGTATCGGCGGTCAGAATGGGATTGTCTTCCTAATACTACTTATGCAAAACCAAGCAATAAAACGCCCCAGATAACAAAAAACCCCACCGAAGTGGGGTTTTTGCTCTACTGTAAACTGATTATAAACCAGCTGTACCGTAGATGTTACGTGCATCATGCCAACCTGTAGCATAACGCTCTGTTGCCTTGTAACGCATTGAGTCAGTCTCGAAATCACCTTCCATAGATTTCTCTAATGGGCGACGCATTACCAACATCAAACCGTTTTCAGCGTCAGTTTGTACGAACCAAGCTTTGCTTGAGCTCAAACGAGTAACAACGTGTGTACCTTTTGGTAACATACCTGTTGACTTGATTGGGTTCAAATCGTTGTCAGCTGTACCTGAACGCAACACAGACTTAAGAATAACTTCAGCTTGGAATTCCAAAGCTGGAGGTACTACTAGCTGTTCTGCCTTCAAACGGATACGCTTACCGTTGTTGTCGATAGCGCCACGAATCTGAATAAGCATTTGCTCAACAGATGTTTGTGACAATGAAGCAGCTGTAGACAATTGGTTAGAGAATGTCAAACCGTTTGCTACTGGGTGCGCTGTGTTAACCAAAGTCACGCCGTCGCCGCCTACGTAGCCAGTTGTGAACGCAAAGTTCAACAAGTTAGCACATAGAGTTTCCTTAGTTTCAATCATAGACTGAGCTAAGTGTTTAGCGAAAGTTGAACCGATACGGATATGGTCGCCGTCTTCCATCAAAACCTTAGTCAAGGCGTATGCCAAGCCATAGATTTGGTAGATGAAGCGAGTGATGTATAACGTACCGCCTTGGTCGTAGCTTACTGGAGTACCATCAGGCATCGCAGGAGCTGCGTTCATACCAAACAACATTACTTCTTCGTGATAGTTACGTGGAATACCTTGGATTTGTTCTACAAAACCTTTCCACTCGTCGTCGCGTTGTTCATAAACGCCATCAAAGACTTCGTTGATAATCGGCTCGACTACCGCACGAAAGTCCGTACTACGCATTGGAGTTGCCATTGCTTATTACCTTTCTTTCGTTAAAATTAAATCGAAGCCTTAGGCGCTACAAATGTATTGTTAGCGATTTGGACTTGAACAATCGTGTAAGCGTCACCCCAAGCGTTTAATTCGCCTGTTGGGAAAGCTACTTCACGGCCTAGACCTACAACGCGTACTTGACCTTGAACAGTTGTAGCAACAGGAGCTGCTGCCAAAGCTGTCTTAGAGAAGCCTGCGCCACCAACACCGATAGATTGACCATCAGCAGTTGTGTAGCCAGATGTTGCAGAGAAGTTGTACTCACGACCGATGTAAGCTGTTGTAGCAGAACCGCTAACTTGAGCTTCGTAAACCAATGCAGGGTCAGCGAAAATCCAGAAAACGATTTGTGTAGAAGCAGCCAAAGTCTCGTAAGATGCCCACTTAGATACTGAACGACGACCTTGTGAGTCTGTGAACTCAACACCGTCAAACACACCATACACTGTGCCGTCAGCGGCCAATGTTGCTGCAATGCCTAATTGACCAGATGCGTTCAATGTAACTGGTTGGTATTGGTAGAAAGCCTGACCAGCTGTAATTGAATACGGAGCTGTGAAAGTAGTACCAGTAGTGTAGCTGTTCGTGCCCACGAAAGGCACAGCGCGGTCTAAACCACTTGGATGGTATACAGGCTTCAAACCAAAGGGTTTAAATGTTGTTGCCATTTATTATTTTCCTTTGTTGAAATAAAGTTTGTTATTGGAAGCGAATATTTTGGTTGTTCGCTTTTTGTGTTTCCTTTTCCATTTCCAATAAGCCACCCTCAAGAACTGAACGACCACCTTTATTACCTTGCGCAGTGTCGCGAACAGCTGCAGTAATATTACGTTGGTGCTCAAGCGGGTCTTCTAAATGAAGCATACGCATTACTTCTTGATAGATGTCCTCTGGTAACTTAAAGAGAACCATCTCATTACAAGATACACAGCCTTCAAACTTGCCCGAATTCATCTTGCCTAGCGTTTCAAAGCCTTTTCCTAACTCAGCGGCTTTCACTGGCTCATAACCCAATGCCATACGTTTGTCGATACTGTCATAAGTGTTAGTTGTTGACAACCAGCACAAATGGAATCCAGGGATTGCATTTCCTGGAATGTCTGGCAGTGCACTATTCTGCCATTTGTCTCGGAATGCATCTAAGCGTTCCTTGCGTGCGATATCGCTCTCACTTGCTGTTGCTCGTGAATTGACTGCTTCTGCGGCACGGTCGGCCAAGCGGTCATCTAAATCTCTTTTAATTCTAGCGTTTGCCATAATATATTATCCTCGGTTGTTTTTATCAAATGCAGCGTAAGCCTTAATCATTTTGTTTCGCTTGGCAGGGTCATCCCATGCTCCAGCTTCTTTGATGGCTTGTACTCTTTCACGACTTAGCGTGATTGTTGCGGAACTTTTGCTCGTTGGGTTTGCTGTCCTAGCTGATGCTGTAGGGCCAGCTCTCTTTGGAGATGCTCCGGTTTTTGCTGCGTACCGATGTGGCAAACGTGCTGATAGTCTGTTATCCAACTCATCCCAATACTCTGGGTCTGCTGGGTCCCAGCCGTCAGCGGCTAATTCTTGGTCAATCACCTTAGCAATGCGGCTGTCTGTGTCGCGTGCCTGTGGGTCATACCATTTGTTCTTGTTTAACCAAGATTCTGCGTTCTTTTGTACTTCCTGAGTTACAGGATTAGGAACGTTTTGTTTTGGTCGTTTTGCTTGCTCAAGCTGTTGCTTCTTGTATGCTTGGATTTGTGCAAGTCTTGTCTTTGACTCTTGCAACTGCTCCAAATATTCTACTTGACCTTCTGCGTCACCTTGTTGTGAGGCTTGCAAAAGTTTCATCTTAGCATATTCAACGCGGGTTGCTTCGTCTTCAATTGCCTTGTCCACCTGAGCAAATTGGTAAGATGATGCTGCAGACTCAACTGCTGCTAATCTTCGTGCCAACTCTTCATTGCGACGCTCAAGCGCACTAATCTTGTGCTTGGCTGATGCTTCACGCTGTTTAGCTAATTCTTTCTTTAGCTTGCGCTCTTCACGACGGGCTTCACGGATTTTCTCGCGCTCATCTTCGTCTTCACCATCTTCAGATTCTTCGTGAGACTCTTCCTCACCTTCTTCGTCAGACGCTTCAACTTCACCGCCTTCAGCTTTTTCTTCAGGCTCTTCGCCCTCTTCTTTTACTTCAAATGGGTCTGCTGTTTGCTCTAAAGCTACTAGCGCAGAACCATCTTCCTGTTCTTTAACAGGGATGTCTTTATCATTTTCTGCCATATTGTACTTTCTACAAAGTTAGTCTACAAACGCTTTCATCTTTTGAGCGTACTCAAAGGACTTAATCTTAGAGATAATCTCACGGGCTTGAAGGGTAATAAACACCACTGGTGCTCCTTCATCGTCCGGATTTACCACAAAACGGTCACCGCCGTACTTAATTGTACGAACTAAATCGCCAACTTGACACCAAGGGCCTTCAATCCAAGGACTTAAATCTTCTAAGTTCTTGTATGCCAATGGTCCAATCTGGACTACTTTAGCTACCGTCTCGTTGAATCTCAACGTTTGTTTTGTCTCGTCAACCAGAATAATACCACCTTTGCTGGTTGTCTTTTCGCGTCTCAATTGCACTAAAACGCGGTCTCCAACTACCTCAACGCCGTGGTCAATAATTGGAAAACATTCCAATTCCGACCGGGTATCTGGTTCGTCTTTTTGCTTTACATCAAACAATTTGCATTGCTCCTTGAGTCCTACGACTCTTCTTCGTCATCTCCTGTCATGATGTCGTCTAGAATCTGGAGGGCTATCTGCAAGCCCTCCGCTCTTCCCACTAAACGTTGATACACCTCGAAAGATGTTACGTTGTGGCCTGCTGAGACAGTATCAGCAATTTCTTTTTTCGTCTCGTTTACACGAGATATTAAATTTGAAATGATGTCCATATATTACTACTTATGCAGGAACGTAAGTGAGTACGCCCTAACTTAGTAGAAATTACCGCCTTTAAGTTCATTCAAGTTCTTACCTGGGCCAATCTTACCTGCATTACGTAGCTTAGACTGTGCTGCGCCACGCTTCCAGTTGTTGTCACGGTGTGAACCTGATGCGCCCTTATCGATAGCTGCTTCTGGGCCGCCACCTGAGCTTAGTTTGCCAGTTTCCTGGTATGTTTGACGAAAGCCTTTTAAATTGTCGGCCATAGCTTATTCTCCTGTCGGGGGTTGTTGTGGTTGTGCTGCTTGTTGTTCTAATGATTGCTGATGTTGTTGGTCAGCTTGCATAGATTGATTTATATTTTGCTGCTCGTTTTGAATCATTTGATTATGAGCTTGCTGATGGTTTTGCTCCATTGCTTGTTGGTGCTGCATATCAGCTAATTCAGCTTGTCTTTGATGAGCCAAAGTGTCTTGTACGTGCTGTGCTTCTTGTTGAAGTGCTTGTTGTTGTACTGTCATACCATGCTGGCGAATGTCTTGTTCGGCGGCGTTGATTGCCTCGATTGCAGACATATTTTGCTCGTGCTCTAATTGGACTTGCATTTGGTCAAATGCTGCGCCATGGTTAATAGATGCAATGCGCTCGTCAGCCGCATTATTGATGTTAGCTAAAGCAATTTGAGTTGCGTTTCTGTTAGCATCAATTCTGTTTTGTGTTTCATACTTAGCAATAAGCTCTTGAACTTTTTGCTCCAGCGCCGCCACTTTAAGCTGGTATTCTTGCTGGTGCTTCTGTCCTTCAAGCTGCATCTTAGCTTCAGACTCTTTAGCCTTACGTTCTGTTTCAGCCATTTGAGTCTTAAGAATAACTTGAGCTGTTGGGTCATTAGCTGCAGCATTTTGTTGAGCTTGTTGTTGAGCCTGCTGAACTTTCTGTGCCAATGCTTGGATTTGCTGTTGTGCTTCTGCAAATACCTGTTGTGCGTCTTCAGATACCATTTGAGCAGCAAAAGTAAGAGCTTGCTGTTCTTCCAAACGCAATGGCTTCTCTTCGTGCAACTTAATCGTATCTTCGCCGCCAGCTGCTTGCGCAACATAATTACGCATAGACTGCAAGTAGTGCAATGTTAAGTGTTGTTTAATGTGCTCTAACGCATGCGGAGCAAATTGTGGTCCGATGAGAGGGCTGCCACCGTAGTTCGGGTCCTGAGCATATGCCAAGTGAATCTTGATATGGCTGATATGGTCTTGGTCTGGATAAGCCGCCGCAGGACGGCCCATTGACATTGCCACGTTCTCCAGGGCAGGATTACTTTCCTTAATTCCATCTGGGTCAGGTAATATCTCGTTAATTGCCGGAACTTTCAGCTGCTTTAGTACTCGACGGTGGGCAGCCCTCAAATCGTATAGTTGTGGTGCAGAGCCAGCCATTTGTAAAACAGCTTGCGCCTGCGCTAATCTTTGTGTCTCAGAGAAAATATTAGGGTCTGACACTGGGCGAATGTCATTATTCGCAGCAAAGTCACGAACCTCAATCTCTGTGCCAGATTCGTTGTCCATCTCTTCCAAGTACCAGTGATTGATACGTGACAAGATAGCCAATGATTTAGCTTGTGAACGGTGTAAACGTGCGTGAATGCTAGAGAATACTTTAGCACCTTGCTCAATCAAAGCCTGAGTTGTACCAACTGGTGTATTCGCGTTAGCATCACCAATCTTCTCTTCTGCCGTTGTAACTACACCCTTAGCGGCGTCTGTTAACCAACCTAATAGGTTGAACAATACGCTAGATGGTTGGTTGAATGGCAATGGCATTGCCAATTTACGTACGTCATCAACACCAGGGGCGCCTTCAATTTCTAAGACTTGCGTTGGTTCAATTCTATCATTCTGTCCACTAATGCGTCCACCTTTGAGCTTAAGCATTGTCTGACTGTTATTGATATGTGCAGCATCCAATAAAGCACGTAAAGCGCCAGTAAGAGCAGCAGATAAGCCGCCAATAAGGTGGGGAAGACCAATAGCATAAGCACCACGCCACGGAATGAACTTAAATTCAACGTACCAATCAAGTTTTGTAAGTTTCTCATCGCCGTATGCCCAGTTTCTATATAATGACAACACTTTGCCTGACGATTCATCAATAGACATGATATATGGTGCGCGTGCGCCACCAGATTCACCATCATCATCCAAACGTAAGAAACATGTTACTTCAAATACTCTACGTACGCCGTCAACGTTCTTAGAAGGGATAGATACACCTTCAATCTTATCGTTAGCTTGTTTAGCACGAGTTTGTTGGTCTGCGTCAATGTCAGAAGAATAGTTCATATTGTCCAAGTCACGGTAAATGCCTTGTTCAATACGTTGTTGGTAAACGTCTTCTGTAATGTCTTGTACTTCTGTTACACGCTGTGATGTGTAGAAGTTAGATGCTGCGTATGGTAATAGGATGTTATCAATTGGCACCCACTCACATACTGGACGTTTTTGTTCTGCATCAAAACGCCATTTAAAGTACTGTGAGCCACCTAATGGCAACTGAGTTAAAATCTGTTCCATTTCATCGCGGTACTCAGGAACCTGTTCAGTCAACTGCCAGTTCATGAAGTCCGCTTTGCGGTCAGCAATTTCTAAACGCTTGCGGTCAGCTTCACCTTTTATTTCTGATTTAACAATCCCATCAGGAGGGAGTAATTCACGAGAGCTTGATGCTGCAAAATCGACGCACGCCTCAGCCATGACTGGGTGAACGACTTTGCTTGCGCCATCGAATGTTGCACCACCAGGTGCATCCTTTCCAAGTCCGGTTCTACGGAGTCCTTCTTCGTATTGTTTATCACGCTCTTTTCTAGCCTCTCTATCAACGTCAATCAAGTCAAGATATTCGTTAGCTAATGTATCTAATAGCGCTTCATCAAATTCTTCTGCTAAGTTGGCATAGAATTCTGGATTTTCATTCGGGCCTTCAGTTGGCTTGTAGTTAATAACTACTGAGCCGTCATCTAATTCGATAACTTCTTCTTCGGCATCACCTGGCTCTAAACCAAGAACTTCTTCAAAATGCTCCATCTCCTCTTCTTGGTCGAGAGCTTTTTGTTTGTCCTCGTCCATGATGGCCGATAACGTCGCACCGTTTTGAATAGGAAGTTGTGGTTGTTGTGCCATAAATTATTCAGTTCTAAATTTTGGTATAATTCGAGGAATCTTAGAAACGTAAGGGGCTGCTCTAAGTGCGCCGTAAATGCCTGTAGTTAATCCGGAGCCAATAGCAGCATTTCCTAAACGCTCTTTAAACGGTTCACCCACAAGACCAGATTCTTGTGTTGGTGTCATAAAACCTTGAGCTGCAGAGTAACCTAAGTTTTTCAAATAGCCCGCACCAGCTGATGGTGCTAATGCCGTAGTAGCTTGGTAGCCTAATGGGTCTGCAAACATGCCGCCCACTGCTTGACCTAAAAAGCCGCCTACTGGAGCTCTTTGATTAACGCCCTTGCTCATTTGCTCTCTAACTTTTAAAAAATCTGGAGCAACGCCTAACATCTGAGCACCAGACGCCAATGTATTTGTTCCACCAACGGCAACGCCTAATGGCACGCCAGCGATGTTACGCAACACATCTTCGGCAACTCGGGCAGCCTTTGGAACATGTCCTTGGCGACGCTCTGTTGTTTGTGAACCATACAATGGCAAACCAGTTACTGGGTCATACACTGTGTCATCTTCAACTTGAACAGACTCACCCTTAGCAAACTTCTGTGGGGTGTGTCCATAAGCCAACATCAAGTGACGCATTTGTTCTGGTGTTACGCTTCCGCCTGTCTTCATGCCAGGTTCTGGTCCCCACTCAACTTCACGTTGTAGTGATGGATAGCGGCTCTTTAAATCCGAACCTGACGCATCTACTGCAGAGCGAGCTTCACCGGAGTCAATTGCTTTTTGTCTCCAAGCATCAATCTCAGCTTGTTGTGCTTTTGTTGGTCGACCTTTAGGCATTGTTGGCTTCAAACCAAATACTGATGAACCCATGCCAGTGTAGTCATGACCTAATACGTTCAAGTCAGCAATCAACGCGTTGATTTCATCTTCAGTCGGATTACGACCTAATTTTGCTCTTAACGCAGACACCAAATTGTCTGGTAATGCTTTGTTTTCTTTTGAGGCTGCCATTTCTGCAAAATAGTCAGCAGATGGTGTAATTGATTGTGTTGGTCGGTCTCCAGGATTTAAACCTGTTCCACCACTATAAATACCCTTAGCTTCTTGCGACGCTTGTTGTGCATTCAAGTCATCCACATTCACTATAAATGGTTTTTGTCTTGTGCCTGATGGTCGTCTACCAGTCATGGCTTGTGTTAGGAATGCATCTCTATCTTCCAACACTTTAAGTTTTGTTGGAAGTTCAGCAAACTTCTCACCGCCCACTTTTGTCTTTAATGTCCTTGTGCCTAACTGGTAGGCATCTTCTCTGGCTGTCATATTTTGTGGCGTCATTGCAAATGGGTCGCCAATATAACCTTTAGCATACTCTGGTGTTGTCAAACCGTGCGGTCCTGGGGACGCACGATAACCAAAGCCAGCTTCATCCACTAACAACTCTGGATGGATAGTTGTTCCAGCTAATCTTGCTGGGTTGGATTTCATCACGCTGGTTGGTTGAGATAACCGAGAGGCTTCTGTTTCCCAATGAGCAATCTGTTCTGCGCTCGGTGCCTTACCAGTTACTGACTTAAATTTTTGAATGGCCTGCTTTACTAGCTGGGCTGCGCCTGATGCTAATTGTTTGTCCACTGCGCTGCCTCCTGCCATGTGAGGGATGCCTGCCATTTCAGCCAGCATCTCCTGGGGTGTTTTGATGGGATTCATATAATTTTTTCTTATTGGGATTGTCCCTATCACTACTTATGCACAAATAAAGAGTCAATCGCCCTTATTGAGCGTACGGATTATATCGCTGCTTACGGTCGTCGGCATAATCATAGTCCCGAGCTGGAAGTGGGTCGAGCTGGAGCCATCCAGAGTCACGTAAGACTCGTAAGGCTTGGCTGAGGGCGTCGACATAATCATCATGACCTCCAGATTCGGGAAAGGAGCAAACTTGTCTAATAAAACGTTTAGCCCATGGCGCCACTTCTCCGGGCTTATCAGGGTCCTCAGGTACATATACTTTTCCTTTTGCAATCAATGGTGCAACAATGTTTACGCGCTGGACTTTATCAGCTTTACCAGGGTTATAACCCCGGACAGGCACACCAGCGCCTTGGAGTTCTTGGATTAGAGAAATACCGGCGGACTTATCTTCCATCAGAATCAAGTCTGCCTTCCTGCCACGGGCAAACTGATTATCCGAACCATAGACTACCTCTTTGAAGTCGTCCATTACTTTTTTACGTAGCTCTGGATAAGACAGGTGAGCATCCCACGCATCAAGCAACATCACACAGGTACCAGCGTCTGGTTTGTCAAAGATACCCCACACAGTACAAGCTGTTGGGTCGTTGTGTGTTTTTTCGCTGGTGGCTGGGTCATATGACGCGATGACATACTCCAAGGTTGGCGTTTCCTTTTTGGCATCCCATAGACGGAACCATTTACGTTTGATAATACCCGCGTCTTCTGGGTCTAGAATCTCACCATAAATCTCCTGCTTACCCAAGTCGGACCCTTCATAGGTCTCCAACTGTTTGAAGAAGGTATTTGATAGGTTGGCCTTGTTGTCATATGACGAGGCATTAACAACATACACATCACCGCCAACCTTACCTTCATTAAGGTCAACAATCAGCTCTTTTGGTTTTGGCGTTGTGGTGATAATTTGCTGAACACGCTTGATGTTGGGGTGCTTCAAACGCAAAGTAAACTGCACACCATCGTACGCATCGTCTAAGTAATCGAACGCACACAACTCGTCAAACCAGGCGCCGTGGAATTGCTTACCACGATAACGTTCTGGCTCAGAAGCCGGGATGCCCTGGATAATGGAGCCATTGACCAAAGTAATCTCGAACAATGACTTATTATAGTCTTTGATTAAGGAGGGAGGAATGATGTTTAAAAGTCCCGAATCCCCTTCAAAGCAAGTTGCGCGAATGTCGTTGGAGGTTGGTGCTGTGACCAACCATCGTGTTTCCGGATATTTCCACGCTCTAATACCAATCCAATGGCTGGCCGTGTGCGTTTTGCCGGAACCCCGTCCTGCGAGCATGAGAAACGTATCATATTCACCGTCCTCGGGCTCTCGTTGGTGGGGGAGCGCTTGGAGCGCCCATTTGACTTGCCAGATGGCTGCGTCAAGCTCTTTTTTGGGCCAGTGTTTGTTGTTTTTTGCAAAATCGGCTAAGATTTTCTCTTGTGCTTGGGTTAACATACGGGTATAAACCCTTCTCCTACTAAAAATTGGCTGTCAGTGTCGATGTGAACGCACTTTTGTGGTGGAATTTCCTTGACATTTACTACAAAACGTCGGTTGGTTCCGTATAAAACTGAAAAATCGTCTTTTATACGGAACTTTAGAGTGTAACTCGCTGAATTCGATGGCGTGTGCAGCATGGTTTTGACTCCGAGCGACTCGACCAGACCCTGGACTTTACGCAAGAGGTGATAATTTGCGTTTTTGGCTGCGTATTGGTTGGAGTTTTTGTATCTGACAATGAATCCGCTGTCGATAAGACCTTCCAATAGTTCCATTCGTTGCGCAACAGAGCCATCCAAGTAATAAAAAGGCAGAGATTGAGGGATAGAGAGTCCGGCAAAAAGAAAAGATTCACGTATAGAAGGACGAATATCAAACAAAGTATCACCGCTCTTGTGTTTTGATGTCTTAATGAAATACCCATACGCTCTAAATATCCTTTGCATTTTATTGATGGGCTTTTGTCTAGCCCATAATTTACCAGTGGGGGTCAGTGAACCAAACCATACACCAAACACATAAGGTGGCACTGGCAAATCTCTGTGGGCATAATTAACCGGCAAACAATTAGGTACAGAGAAGTTTAATCTCGAGCCAATACGGAGGTCTCCGAGGTTTGTAACCGGCAATTTAACCAGTGGGCGCGAGAATCCTCTGCGCTTTTTTGTTGCTGGGTAATTCACATAACGGGTAAAGCAGTTTCTCCATATCCTGTCTTGGAGATGGAAGGTTAAGTGCTTATCACCTTGGACAGTGAGACCATCATCAAACTCCACTTCATAACATACATCAGGGGTATAGTGCTGGATGGTTTTGATATCTACGGGTTTACCCTCGTTATCAAACAAAACGTCTGCCTCCAATAAATCCCCCGCCTTGACCCAACTCGTAGAAGTAGGGACGCTTGTATTCGCCACGATGGCCATTAGATGGATAAGACTTTCTGGAATACTTCTTTGGCATCGAAGCACAAAGGTTGTGCGTACTGAATAGCAATATCCAATTCTTCCGGAGATAACTCATAACCAACTAACATCTCTACCATGTCGTCAAACGATATATCTTTGTACTGAAGTTGCTCTTCGTGGATGTGACGAAGCATGTTGGTGGTTGACTGAACCTTTGGGGGAAGTTTACCAAACCCTGGAGATTGCCTATTTGTCTTTCTCTGGTACTTAGCCTTTTTGGCTGTCTTGTCTTTTTCCTTGGCTTTAGTTGAGGACTCAACAGATAGCCAGCGCTCCATGAAGAAGCCGTCAGACTTCCGCTTGGTCGTGTAGTTAAAAAATATGAAACCGTCTTCGCGAACATCACCGCGTTTAAATGGTTGATTTGTATTTGGGTTTAGTCTTTTCATATAACTACTTATGCACATCTCTGTACAAATGTGCCCTATATCTATACAAAAATATAAAATTGTAAGCAAACAGTAAGGGAAAAATTGAGAATGTATAGAGACGAGACAGGATACCAAGCTGGCGGCGCCCTTCATCTCTATACAGAAATCGCCCTGGCAGCCTTATTCCACGGGCATGTATCGAGACGAGACAGGGTATCCACGGTCTAACTCATATTTTTATTTTTATTTTTAAAAAAGAAAAAAGAAAGATATAGGGGAAATAGCGTTTAGACCCTGGATACTATGGATACCCTGGCACACCCTTATGGCATAAGGCTTCCAGGGCGATGTTGTACAGAAACGAATCAAACGTCTCAGCTTCATCTCTATACAACTAATATAGTACATTACAAAAAAATAAAAAACATATGCCAAACTTGAGATTGGGTAGGGGGGCCCCGGCGGGTCAGTGGACAGGACCCAAAAGGGGTGATGCCTTTATGGAAAGACCCCTATGCACCAACATGGTGCATTGCGTTAGTGAGTACTTACCAACATGGGAGTGTGCGCTCACTAACATATAGGTGAGTGAGTACTTACCAACATGGGCAAGCAAGAATCGTGCCATGTTGCACTGCAACATACTGCACCACATTGGTGCATAGGCATACTGGTAAGCAAGTAATGTGCCACATTGCACCGCAACATACTGCACCACATTGGTGCTTGCCATAACGGTCATGGTGGCACGTTCGCATACTGGTGAATAGGTAAGCATAGGCAAATTGGAAAACGGCGCAGTGAGCCTGTACGCACGTGCGAGAGGGCATGAGGGTTTTATTCTAGTACTTGCGCTATCCTATTTTGGCAGGCTAACGAATAAGGTACGTAGTAAAACCATAGTAGTAAGCAGGCAATGTGCCTGCACTAACCAATGAGGATATTATGAGATTAGTTACTACAATCCAAAACCTATCAAAAGAGAAGTTTGCCAAGGTATACAGAGACACAGACTGGAATGAGTACCGTGTCAAATTCTTTGAGTGCGGTATCCATCAGGTAGAGGCTGATTACCACACTGACGACAAGGATGACGCGCTAGACACTGCTAGATTGGTAGTGTTCGGGTAAGACAGGACGAAACCACGGCAACGTGGTCTATGCGTGAGGCGCATACTGACGAGTCCAACGCGACAAATATGTTAGTGCGCACTCACTTAAAATTATTACTAACTGTGAGGATATTATGCAAGCACAAGTGACTGACGCATGGGTGGTCTACCTAGGTGATGCCATCATGGGTATATACCCAAAACAAGAGAATGCTCAAGAGATATACAACGCACTGACAGACCCTGATATGTCACCTGACCTAGGTGCGCCACGTATCGTTAAGAGTGAAATACGTGACTGGTAACAGGACGAAACCACGGCAACGTGGTCTATACATTAGGTGTATACTGATGAGTCCAAATAAGGTACGTAGTAAAACCATAGTAGTAACAACGGAGGAATTATGAGCAGATATACAGTCAACATCGGGTTAGCTAACCCACTATTTAACAACGAGAATACAATCCCTGAGACGCT